TTGGGTATACTCAATGGCTGTAATGCCTTGTAGTACTTTTCCGCCAATGGATACGCTAATGTCGCTCCATGCATATTGCTTACTTGAAAACATATTAATTATTTATTGTGGTGGTAAATCCGATATTTACGTTAATTTGTTTGGCATAGCCTACGGGTTGCAACCTGATGGCCACGTCTAATTTTCCTGTGCTCAGGATGTTTTGTTGCTCATCGATATAGCATTCGGCATTAGATAGGTTTCCTGCTTCTACCATGGTAGATAATGCACGCTCTACTTGCGCTTGCCAGCCTTTTACGATTGCTGGATGGATTTTTCCTTCAGCCGTTACTTCTACTTCGGCCAATAGGTTTTCAACCAAGGTGGCATAACCTAAAACAACGCTTTTGTCAATCACTAGGCCGCGGGCCAAGCTTACAAAATCATCAGTTGCGGCAGTAAGGGTTACATCATCGTTAAAATAGTAGCCACTTTTGCTTACAAAAGATCTTAAGAAGATGTAACCCTTATTGTGGATGGCATCCCAGCCGCTTTGTTGGCTTTCTGCTTTTACGCCATTGGTGAAATAAGCCGCTAAGCTTTCTACCGGACCATCGGCTACGCGGCCAATGTTTCGTTGCACAGGAATATGTGCTAGTCTGCCTAAGGCTAAACCTACTGCGGCTACTTTACTGGCATCTGTGTTGGCAATTAAACAAGCTACGCGGTTAAATCCTGCGGTTTTGTAATCTTTCAGGTCTGCAATGGTGCCGCTGTAGTTGTTACCCGAAATCATGATTCTAACAGGCATAAATTTGGTAGCGTAATGCTCAGCTAAAGCTTGTGCTTTTACTACTGCCGTATGTACGTCAGCATCTAAACCGTCGGTGGCTGTTACTTCTGTAGGGGGTGTTTTAACCGCACCTAAAACACGAATGGCTCCGTTTGCTGCATCCAGTAATTTTACGGCATTGCTGGTGGTTACATCCAACATGGTGGTGTAAGTAACTGTGCTGGCTACCAACATGAACCATAATTCGGCACCTTGTCCTGCTTCGGTGTAAAACTGTTCAAATTGTTTGTAGGCAAAGGCGTTAGTCCCTTCGGCCGTGATGCCCAGCTCTTCGATTTCCGATAAACTGAACACCTGGTAAGGTGTGTCAAGTTGAACTTTGCCCACTACTGCTGCTCCAGTTAAAATTAAGCCTGCAACTTTGTCGCTCGTTACCGGTTGTTGTAGCAACCCTCCATTGAGGATGTTAAATGAAATGTTTGGTAAACTCATTTTTTAAATACTTTTGTCTTTTAATGATTGGATTATTTTTACAGCATCGGCCCAATCCAACTTACCGTCTGCAGTAATTTCTACGGCCAACGCAACGGCCATTTTCAGGCGTTCACCGTTACGGTCGGCTTTCTCTAGGTTTTGTAAGATTTCTGAAACTTTCAGTACTATTTCCTGGGGGTCGGTAAGGTCCGCCACTTCCGCAAAGAGCTTAAATTGCTTGAGGAAAGTTGGCAAGCGCTCCCTTAGCCAGGCCAAAATTTTGTCGTCGGTAGTGTTTTTAGTTAGTGTCACTAAAACATTGGCCATGGGATTATCGATGGCGGTGTATACGGTATCTACTACGGCAACGGCAAATATTAAGGCCTTTTTATAAGAGGGAGCTAATACCTGGAAAAGTGCTTTTATTTTTTCAATCAGTTTTTTAATGAAATTTTTCATGATAATTTTTACAAGTTTTATTCGCTATTTTATTTCGACACTAGGTTTGCGAACGGCCGCCCTAAAGCGACGCGTTCGAAACAAAGTGCTATCAACCCAAAACTTAAAGGCTAAAGCGGTTCCTCTAGCCGTATAAAGGCGTTGATTGTTGATATCGCCCTTACACGTCTACAGACCATGTAACCTTCTCTTGATCCTTCGTCGTTGGTATTTCCTTCTAGGGTTTGTATATAGCCGCCAGGCAAAAGCTTTTCTACAAAGCCGGTATGTCCAGAACCGTTGCTGTAAAGCATCATGAAGATGTCGCCGGGCTGTGGAGTCTTTACAATCCATTTCTTCGAAAAAATGTACTGATCTCTTACGCCCCCTGTACGCTTTAGTGGCGAGTTTAGTCCTTTTGTAGAAAAGGCCTGCTGTACGCACCAGTAAACAAAGGCCATGCACCAGGCATATCCCTTGCCCAAGCCTACCGACTTTAAGTAGGTTTCTACTTGTTTGCCAGAGTTACTTCCTTTTGGAAACTCTTGTACGCCTAATTGGCTTTGTGCTATTCTTATCCAACTGCTCATTTTTTTTTTGCTTTTACTTTTTAATGGTTGATGACTTAAGCTGTTCAAGCTTGATTTCAGTCCCCCAATTTTAAGTACCCGTGCTATGTAAGGACCGTGTGTTTGGGGGGTGATGTTGATACAAAATTGATGGGTTTTTGGACGCTAAAAAAATCGGTAAACAATGATTGTCAGTATCCTTACAACGATTGTTAAATAGCCATACAACCATTGTTTTAACTTTTTCTGTAGTCTTAAAATAGCCGGAGATTTGTCCTAAACAGAGATCAAAAAATGCAAGATTTTATTATTAACAACGATTTGGAATTTGAGGCAGGAGACCTCATGGTAGGCTTTAGTGACGAGTATCACCAAAAGCATATTTTAATTGCGGAGAAGGGCGAATACAAGCAATTTCCGGAACTGGGCGTGGGCATGTTCAACTTGCTCAACAGCGAAGAAATGGTGGCCATGTTGATAGAGGCACGGCGCAATTTTGAATATGATGGAATGAGGGTGGACGAGCTAAGATTTAGTGACGAGAATACCCTAGTGGTCAAAGCAAATTATAGATAACCTACCTGAAAATTTAACAACAGAATTTATGACACCAAGAAAAGAAATTTATTTAGCAATAAAGGACGAGCTAGTCACCATTCCGGAGATTGGATACGTCGATTTGCATCGCAATCAGTTTGCCCCAGGAAAAGAGAGTTATCCGCCACATGCGGTAGCTTGTTTGGTAAAGGTGGTTGCCATCCAGTGGGACGCCATGAGCGAACAGATGCAAGAGGGAAGTGCTTTGGTCGAGGCTACTCTTTATTTATTTGAAACACACCCCAATCCAGAAGTAGTGGGGGTAGATAGTTTGGTAGCGATGGATCTGATAGATGCCATTACTGCGAAACTAAGATTTTTAAAGGGAGAATTATTTAAGCCGCTGGAGCAGATGTTAGACGAATCGTTAGAGACGGAAGTGGATGGCTTGTTGGCCTACAAACTTTCCTTTATTTCTACGATTTACAAAAGAACCGCTCCGAAATATCAGGAGGTGGCCAACCCTGTTACCACTATTAGTTTTGTTTAGCAAGGTTGGGTTATTAAACACTATAACAACCTTGCTCTTTAAGAATGGCTCTTACGGTTCGTTGGGATATATAAAACTGTTTAGCGGTTTTTTCCTCCAAAGCATCGAGCCTCCATTCAGGATGCTTTTTACATAATTCATCAAAATATCGCCTAAGGGCTTGGTTTCGGTCTTTTAGATAAGTCTTTGTCATATCACAAAAATAAACAAATTTGTTTATTGTTTGGCAAAATTTTATCCTTTTTGTATTGAAATTCACTTGATTAATCAATTTTTATAAACAATTATATTTAAAATGAAAAAAACACTCATTATTTTAATTTTAGTTCTGACCTATCAATTTACCAATGCACAGGTAAAAGTTTTAGGGCGCATAGAGCCCAATGGTGCCACAGATAAATATCCTACTCATGTGGATAGCTTGGGGCGTGGTGGTTTAATGACCACTGCAAGCTGGCAGGAAAGAAATGCTATTCCTGTTGAGCGTAGAAAAGCCGGTATGTTGGTTCGGGTTAAATCGGCCAGTGTAGATAGCACCTATACCCTTGGCGTAGGGTTGGCCAATGTAGATTGGACGCCATTTACGGCAGGAGGCAGTAATACCTGGGGAGACCTTACAGGGAACTTATCAGACCAGGCGGATCTGCAAGCGGCATTGAATGCCAAAGTTAGTAATGCCATGCCGGTTACTTATACAGAGCTCACGGATTTGATTGCTAGCAATGGTTTAAAAGTAGACCAGTATTACATTATTACCGACTTTCAAACTATTCATACTATTCCTAATACTTCAGAAGTAAATACGGGCTCCGTAGAACCCCTCTTGGTAAAAGCTTCCAGCAATAATACTCTTTATGTACAAGCCTATAGTGAATTATTTCCACAAGACATCATTACATATTCAATAAGCAACAGTAATGGTTCTACAAAGGGGTTTATAAGACGACGTATAGATACCACCAGAGGCAATGATTTACCATATGATTTTAGGAATGTAAAATATCGGAGATGGAAATTTAACCCTCCTACATGGATTGGAGGAACATCCTATACTTATGGCAATGTTGTACAATATAATAATACCATATATGTATGTTTACAGGCGCATTCTGATTCCCAAACGCCCTCATTTAATAATAATCTGTACTGGGGTGTTATAATCAGAGAAAATACTGATTATCTATCGTATTTAAGCACAAACAGAACATTTGTTAATGCGGCAGGTATGACAATAACCATACCTGTAAATGCATCGGACTATGTAGATGTTTATACATTTAGCAACTATGCTAATGTATTTGGATATAAAGTGGAATTTGGTGGCTTTGGGTTATCAAGTAATAATGTATTCTTTACTGATGGTCAATCATTTTCAAATACCAGGAATGAATTTTCAAATAACTGTACTGATAATACATTTTCTATTAGGGGCACTCATTATTTTTATAACAATACTTTTAATGAGGTTGTTGGATGTGTTGTTCAAAGTTTAAATTCAGGCTCTGCCAGTACTAATAATACCTTTGACAATAATAATATACGTACCACCAATTCTATTATAAGCTGCCAGATATTTACTAGGAATTTTACTGATAGGATGACTACTTCCGTAATTTCTGGACAAGTTATATTTAGCTTAAAAGCTTCTGAAATTAGACATGCTTTTATTGCGGGAAATATTAGGAATGTTTCAGCGAGGGCTATAGGAAACTTGGTCTTATACAACCAAAGGGCTTTAAATGGTGTTAATTTTAATACTGCGTCAGTTGGTTCTATATTAAGCACTTCTACTACACCAACATTTTCTAAATTTACTATAAATGCAGATCTAACATCTAAAACTTTTGTCGGTAATTATTTAACAGATATTGCTACTCCTGACGCTATTGCTAGGGCCGCAACAGAAGATGTTATTTATTATGGCCTAGATTTAAACAATAAAGCGAATTTGACGGGAGGAAATACATTTAGCGGAAATCAGAATGTGAATGGGCAAGTAAGTGCCACAAGTGTATACATAGACGATACCGATACTTTTGCAAGATTACAATCTAATAAATTAAATATCACTGATGGAAGTTCGGTGAGAGCAACCGATATAGGAACAGGGGATGTCAAACTATCTTATGGTAGTAACGGGATTACCTTACAACCTAGCGGAACGCCTGTAGCAAATAGAATGCAATATTTGCAGGATGCTAGCGGTACTTTGGCATTAACTTCTGACATACCTAAAATATTTACCTATACTACAAGTGGGAATGGCTCAAATAATATGTACTCTGTACCCCATGGATTAAGCTATACACCTACGATGGTTGTGGTAACTCCAAATAGCGATGATGCTATGGGTGTTCTTGAAAACATTAAGTTTGCTGGAGCAAGGATAAATGGCGCCAATATAGAAATTTGGTATAGCGAGTTAGCTTCTGTACCCCCTATAGGAACAAACAATCTCACATGGACTATAATGGTTAAATAGATAGTGAGTTTATCTGCTTTCTAAAAAACAAATCGGCTAAGGTTCAAAATCTTAGTCGATTCGGTATTTTAATTAAGATGTTTTTTTATAAACTCGAGAAGTTAAGCGCCAATGCTTTCCATTTGCCATAGTTGTCTTTCTGCTTAAACTCGTAGCCAAAGGCCTTAAAGCTTTGTGAGTAGCTTTCTTTGATTAGGCGCAAGCCTTCTAACCAACGCGCGTCTTCAAACTTGTCTTCGTGATTGAGAAGGTCCATTACCTTAGCATATTCTAAATCGCCTTTGGCATTACGTTCCAGAAAACCTAAGAGGATACTGTGTAATTTGGCATCACGTTTTTTAACGGTATCGCTCAAAAAATCTTTGATGAGTTCAACCGCTTTGTGTGCCCTTTCATCCCAAACAGGGTCGGTGTCTCGCCTGCGGGTAATTTGTGTGATTCCATCACTATGTAAAATTGAAAATCCGCCTTTGCTATTGCTTCTAATAGCACCATATTCTTCCAATTTCTGCTTTTGGATATCCATTACCGAATGCATTTTTTGTTTAAACCTGCTTACCGAAAGTGCTAATTCCTTAGCTTCAGAAAACAACTCATCAATGATATAGTCCCTTTGACCTACGTATACTTTTTTATCGGCTTCTCTTTTTGCGTTTTCCTGCTTTTTACGACTGATTAATAATGTTTCTAACTCTTTTGTGCTTAATTCGTTGATGGTGTTGATGTTCATGTTCTTAAGGTTTTGTAAATATTTGCTTTAACAATTTGTTCTGCTCTTTAAAAAGATTGATCAGCTCTCGGGTTTTTGTTAATCTTTCTTGTTGGCTTAACTTGGGGCTATTTAGTTCATTAGCTTTGATCTGAATTTTCTTATCGAGCGTTTTGATTTGGTGCTGTAACATTAGCGTTTGGTGACTTTCACGTCGTTCTCATCCAGTACGAAAAAGATTTCCTGGGTATCGAACCGTTTAACGACCAGCCCATAGCCCATTGGGGTTTGTTCGCCTCTTAATACATTGCCTACGGCATTAAAATGTTGATGTTTGCTGTTAACGATGCGCACTTCGCTGCCTTGGTAGTACGCAACTTTTTGATGTGTAATCATATCTTGATCGTTTATTTAATGGATACTCGTTTTTGTTTTGCGATGCAGGTAAAGGCTCGATAGGCTTTGGCACTTGGCCTTGCCTGCATAAATTCGGGGCTATGCCATACTTTGTACATTTCCCTACGATGGTTGGCCGTGATGCGCTGAGGGTAGCGTTTTAAAATCATCCGATCTCTGTTTGTCCATAACTGTTGCCACCATGCCCAAAATTCAGGGGTTGCTTTCCATATCGCTTCAATTTTTTCATTGTTGGCGAAGTCTTTTAAGAATTCATTGGCGGTATCTAGAAAAAGGTTGTTGATAAACTCTTCGCTCACATTAACATGTTGTGCCATTTGTTTTATGTGTCTGTTAAAATTTCTCATGAGTAGTGTTTTTATTGTAGTTCGTTCCAGTATTGGGCGGCACCTTCGGGCCATATGTCGTATTGGCCTAACCCTTTTCCCCTCACCTGAGCGAAAGCTCTAAAGCCTTCAACCCTAATTTTTTTGGCACAGTCGTATCTAATTCGTTTAGCTATTCTACCTTCGGGGTGCTTTCCTTCGGCGTGACTGATCAGGATGAAGAGCTTTTTGGGGAACATTACCCTTAACTCCATATACCCTTTGAGATTAAGTTCTGCGTACTGTAGGCTATTGATGACTACAATGTTTGGGCTTTTATGCTTCTGCAGACGCTTTTTCAAAAGAGTAATCTGCTCTTTGTGAAGGTGCAGAAACTTTCCTCCTACATTGTCTAAACCAGCAGCTTTAACCGCATCTTGGGTGTCTTGGCACCAACCTTCTTCTAGGTCATCGTAAATGACGTTTTCGAAGTTTGAGAGGTATTTGCACAGTTGAAGTACAAAACTTGTTTTGCCATTAAACGAGTTCCCCCATATCATCCAGCAGCCCGTAGTTTCTGGGGTTCCCAAAAAATCTTTCCATTTTCCTTCGAACGACCAAGCTTTAAATTTCATGGTCTGCAGTTCTTTGGCGCTTTTTGCCCTGGGCAGGTCGTTAAGCGATTTGGTCCTTTTTGTTTGTGCTATGATTTCCATTACGCTACTTTTAATTTTTGTACTTCTATGTAAACTCTTCTTAGGCTATAGCCAGATCTGGCATATAGCTTTTGGATATCTTGGATGCCGTTGGCTCTTGCTACCTGGCTAACCTGTTTGAGCAAAAACTCCTCTCTTGCTTCTTTGCCCTGTGGAACGACTTCCTGGTATTTATTTCCGTAGCGATCAAAGATTTCGGCATAACCTACTTTATTTAAGTGCTTATTGCGTTCTATCTTTTCGCGGAGACCATCGGCGCCCATCATGTACCAGGCGCAGCATTTGTCGGTAGCATTCCATAATGCTTTGAGCTCCAAAAAGGCGGTATAATCGAGGTCGCCAACTTCATCCAGTATGATCAGAGGGGAGGGAATGCTCAACAGGTAGTAGATTAAATCGTTATATACCTCATTGTATCTGCCGGTATGGGTCACTCCATATTCTTTTGCAATGGCCCTGATTAGCTTCTGCTTTGATTTGTATTGGCTGCAGTCCAAATAAACGGCATTGGCATTTTCTTGGGCGTACTGCCTAGCGGTGTATGTTTTTCCAATGCCCGGCAGATCACAAAGCATTGCCGATAGGCTAGATGTTTGGCAGGCACTCAATTGTTGGTAGATGAAACTGTAGGTTGGCGTTTTTGCCGTAATCCATTGCGGAGCATCGCTAAACTGGATTTCAAGTATTCTGGCCAGTCTGATCCAATTGGCATTGCTTAGCACGGTTTCAAATTCACCCTTTTTAATTCGATTTAATTGTGCCGAGTTAATGCCTAGGGCTAGTGCTTGTTTGGCATCACTGTTATATAATTTTCTTTGAGTGCTAATAGCCGCTATTATCTTCTCTTTGGTTGTTGGTGTAATCATTTTTATAGTGAATTAATGGCGTTTAATCTATTAAAATCGTTATCGTAGGCTTCTTCAAAATCAATGGTTGGTATTGATGGTGCAGGTTCGGGTAGGATAATTTCTACGGGAGTATCGAGACTATATTCGAGCTTCTCCATCAATTTCAATCTGCCCAGTTCGTTTTTGCCTGTCTTAATCTGTTGGTTGAAACTCGAAACGTATTTGGCTTGCTCTTGATAATGATTAGCGTCTTGATCAAGCCACTCGGAGTTTGCGGTGTTGTAGGCCTTTATTTTGTCGCATTTGCAGATGAAAACCTCATTTTGGTACAGGTATACACAGTCGATTTCGTTTTGCTCATTTTGTAGGTGATAGGCGATAACCCCATAATTGTTAGGAAGCAACTGTTCCATTACTTCAGGAGATGGCAAAGCATACTTAGCTTGCTTTACAGACACATATTGATTTCTCCTAATGGTTGTTGCAGTACTATTTCCAATGTATTTCATCAACAGCGGCCTATCTATATGGGCCATTTGCGGATTTGCATACATTTGTAGTACTTGTGCTCTCGTTAAGTCTTTATACTTTTTTTGATTGGGATGTGGTGCGTTGTTGTATTTCTCTATGATTTCTAAATCATCGGCCACTAAAACTTCATAGGAGTAGGCTTTTTCTTTGTAGTTGTCATTGTCGGCATCGAATATTTTTTCGCTTTTGGTTCTGTTGGCCTCTAGCATGGCGTAAAAGCGGCCTATACCATCCTGATGTCTTTTTTCAAAACCATATTTCTTGACGCGGTTTCCTGTTTCGGCCCATTTTTCTTGCGAATTGCCTGCATTACACCAGCGAACAAAAGGGAAAATTACCCCGGCTTTCATTAGATCATCCTTAAAGTTGTTTACCAAATGGTGCTCAACTTCCACTTGTAAAGGCATTCCGTAGCCTTGGCTATCTAAAAAGTGGAACATGTTGCGCATACAGTTGATAAACAGCTCTGTGGTTTTGGCCTGGCTGTGTGCGAACCCGATAATGCAACCGCTGGCAACATCATAAGCATAATAGGCCTTAACTCGTTTTCCGTTTGGCATTTTACGAGGCAGATCCCTGTCGTCCATCGAGATTTTACTGAACGAATAATTGGGTGCATGGCGATGGTGATGTGGGCCATGCACACTTTGGTAGGTTTGGCTATCCATTCTGTATTTGTCAACGATGGCACGGTTGGATGGCTGGTTGATATAGTTCCAGATGGTTGCTTCACTTAGTGTAATCGGCTGTCCGTTTTCGTAAAAATGCTTGCTATCATATATCTCACCCGTTTTGAAATCTATAATGTCGATATCTCTAGCTAAAAACCTCCAATAATCGTTGGCAACTTCTGTAACGTAGGGCTTATTGCTCTGTACATATAGACTTAAAATCAACCTTTCGATATCTACAGTAACTTTACGGCTGTTGTTGTTGCAAAAACCTTTGTGTATCAGCGTGGTGTATCCTTCTTTTTTGTAGTTCCTGTATTTTTCTTGCAAACGGCGAGGATTTGCAGGGAGAGTGTGTGGGAATTCTTTTTTGTTAAGATTGATGATGCAGTCAGCCAATTTTGTCCAAAGATTTGCACGAACACCGCCCATTGCCTTGCGACGTGCTGCATTATTGGTGATGATGGTATGACAAGCATTTAAAACCTTGGCATTTGTAGTGTATTCGAGTATTACGTCGGTGGGTAAACTGCGTTTGTCTGATAAGCGATAGGTGCTAAAAAAAGCGATGGCTGCGGTATCTTCTTCAATAAAATCTTTAAATTGATGGATTTTGGTTGTTTTGAAAGGTTCTCCCCATCGATCTACTAGCGCTTGTTGTTCGTTGAAGTTTAGCTTTTCGAAATTGATGAGCGCTTCGTTTCCTAGTCCTTTGCCTTTCCTAAGCCTGAAGCCTTCTTTACGTGAAGCTCTTTTTTTGTAGGCATCATAAGCTAATAGTTTCACGCTTTCTTGATGTCGACGATGATGATCGCTGACGATAAAGCTTAGCCTTACGCCGTAATGATTATTGTATATTTCGTAGGGAGAGCTGTTCATTGCTTATTGGGTTAGTTCTGCGATTTCTTTTAGTTTTCCGATAATTTGTCCGCCTTTGTCTTTTCCGTTGAGCACCCTGCTCAGATATACGCGACTTACGTTTACTTTTTTGGCAATATGTTTATAGCTAATGCCTGTTTCTTTTAGGGCCTCGGCCAGGATAAGGTTTTCAGGATATTTAATTACTTCTTTGGATGCGTGCATAATTGTTTACATATTTGTAAATAGTATACGCAAAAATAAATAGTTTTGTTTATATAAAAAAGTAATTATAAATTAATTTGTTTATCATGACTGGCAACGAACTGAAAATCAAGCTGAAAAAATATAATATTGAATTGGCTGAAATTGCTAGAAGTATGGGGGTGTCTCCTCAAAATCTTCAAAGCAAACTTAATTCTGATGATTTGAAGCTATCGTTCATTGAAGAGATTGCTAAATCTATAAATAAAAGTGTTTACGATTTGATTGAGGGCGGGAATAGCGCTATGGTTAGGGGGCCTCAAATACCTTATGGGTCTAAGCGCCTTTTTAAAAAAGAAAACAGTAGCGGATTAGGTCTGCCTCTTATTCCTATAGATGCAATGGCGGGGTTTGGAAATGGTGACATACAGGTTAGCGAAAACGAAGTAACCGATTACTATGAAGTTCCTTTGTTTGAAAAAAGGGGAGCAAAGTATCTGATTTCTGTTGCTGGAAATTCCATGTATCCAAAATACGCAAGTGGAGATTTACTTGCCTGCAAGCCGCTTAAGGACCTCAGTTTTGTGCAATGGGGTAAACCCTATGTGTTAGACACGGAGCAAGGAGCCATTGTAAAGCGCTTGTTTGAAAACCCAGAAAAAAAGGATGTGTTGATTTGTAAATCTGATAATTCGGAGTTTTATCCTCCTTTTAATTTACCTGTTTCTGCTATATATAAGGTGGCTATTGTTGTAGGTGTAATACGTTTGGAATAA